TCGCAGGTATCAAGATCTATAAGTCAATGAACGTACCACACTTCGGACAGTTCGGTGTTAACTACTCTGAAACTGGAGTGACTTCTCCTGGTAATACAGGGTCGTTCGTGGAAGCTTCTATGGCTAACGAGCACAACATCACAGTTAATAACTATGGTGAAGGCTCTAAGTTCTCTAACTCTTGCGGACTTATCTTCCAGAAAGAAGCCGTTGGTGTTGTTGAAGCAATCGGACCACAAGTTCAAGTAACTTCTGGTGATGTTTCAGTAATATACCAAGGCGATGTAATTCTAGGACGTTTGGCAATGGGCGTAGATACACTCAATCCTGCTTCTGCAGTTGAGCTCTATGCTGGTGTTGCTGATGCAACTGGTGCATCTCTAACCGACTTCTAAATATACACATAAGGGGAGTC